AAAAGTATTGACCCTCAGAAGGTCGCAATTGTTATATCGAAAAGGTATGGGGAAAACGGGCTGATATGCCCGCCTTGGCCGTCACTAAGATAGGCGCACTCTATATATGAAGAGTACGCCTAAGGGGTTTACATGTAAAAGCCGCCGATCACAAACCCAATAGTAGTTATCGTGTCGAACCCTGTGTAATCATTATCAAATCTAAACCGCTTTCCATCTAGTGCGTGACGTTTCACTGTCCAAGTTGTTCTAGAGCTTCCATCTCCTATAAAATACTGAGGTTCAGTCCGTCTAAGGCTTAATTCGTAATTAGGAAAATCTGTAAACGTAGATTCTTTATACATCATTGACGACTGAGCGCCAGAAGTCCATGTAATTTGGTCTCTATGTAAAATTTCAACAGACTTCACACCATCAGGCATGCTATCAAATTGGGTCATTATATAATCTGCGCCGCTGCCTGTGCCGCCGATTGATCCAGAAGTCACCGCCCCGCCCGCTAGATCTAAGCCGCCGATAGTACCCGCATAAATTTGATAACGGAAATAACCGCCACCCATGTCATCATATTTAAACGGTGGAGTTGGATCAACGCCTATAATAACGTCATTGTAAACGACGGTATCAGCACCGGAAACGGCGGTAATGTTATAAATACCGTCTCTAAGATAGAATGTAGCCCGGCCAAAAGCGTCGGCGGTGTGAGGGTTTGGCGTTGAGGTGCCCGATTTATTAGAAAACAAATCAACTAAATTATTATCTAAATCCCTAACAGTTACAGCCGCGCTTGGGACCGTCTGACCTGAATCTGTTGTCGTTATAAAGTGGTCATAAATAGAAAGGCTCATTTCGTCACCGTTGTAATGCTTGCTATAGTCAATATTGTATTCTCTGCCATTGCAAGCTGAGAGTATTAAAATACATGCCGTGATTATTAATTTTTTCATTTTTATATATCCTTAATTGTCGTGAATCATAAGCATATATTTTTTTTTACATTATGCAAATATTAATTAATCTGCGGCCCTCTAATATCTGCCGTTCCTGATATTGTGACAAAAGAAACGCCATTTATTGCGTAGCCAGCGGCGCCGCCAACACCTCCACCAAAATCAACGCCCGATTGCCCAGGGTCTCCCCCATTTGGACCGTTACCTGTACCACCCGCCTCTGTTGTCCCGCCCGGCTGACCGGGTACATTACCAGCACCACCAAAACCAGCAGCAGGACCGGAACCACCTACGCCACCTGTAACCCATGTAGCACCAGCGCCACCGCCGCCCCATATCTCTATATCGCCTGTAACATCAACGGCATATGCTGTTAGCATTGCGGGGCCACCATCTTGCGCGGCTTGCTGACTACCGTTACCGCCTCGGCCTTGAATCCTACCATCACCGGCTATTTTAATGGTTACGCCTGCGGGCCAATCCCCTATATCTAGCGCATAATAAGAATTTAAAGATCCAATTGTTACACCCGAAACAATATTAAGCACTACCACGTCGCCCGAAGAGACTGCGGTATATATTGAATCATGAACCTCTCTAAGATTTATATTGTACGTATCGGCGTTTATAAAAATATTCCTATCTGTGCCGGGATCTATTTTTGAAAAGTTGACCTCTTCAGCAATAACGGACAGCACGCCTTTTGAGTCATCAATTTGCATAACTTGGAGATTTACAGGGGGCGCAATATCACCCTGCGAATCAAGAAAAATTCTAGATGAAAAGTTAATAAAATCCCCAAGAGCTAACGGGAATGTGTTCATTATTTTAAACCCAACTTCATTAGGTGCCGTTTCATATCTGGCTAAAAGCCTTTCTGTAACGTCTTTTACCGCGGGAAGATTGAACACAGTCATCCAACGGCTGGCCGTATCTCTAATCGCGGGGGGATTATTCTCTAGTGCTATAACCGGATCTTGAGTTATTGCGGCGTAAACCGCCTTATAATTTTTCTTTTCAGACTGTTTTTCTAGCGGATTTTTCTTACCATAATAAATCCAAGACTCAGAAATTCTTTTGCTGTATAGTTTTTTACTTTTAAGCGTTCCCGCGATGACAAAATCATCATCTATAGACGCTATTGGAACCTCTTGCCTCAAAACCCGAAGAGTGATTTTTTTAGCTACAAGATCAACAAAAAAAGTCAGTCCAGCGTCTTGGATAATCTCTTGAATTAGATCTCTAACCGGCGTTGGCTGCATAACCTTACCGCTATACAGTCGACCAAGAAAGGCGTTTGTCTCAGCCTTCCAGCCCGCCAAATCTAAATATTCGGCTGGCATACTTGTGCCGTTAGACAGTAGATCGTAAATAATATCAGGCGGGTCAATAGCATCATATACAGCAGCGGCTTGGAACGTCTCTCCCGCCTCGTGCGCCTCTTGGGGGGAACCAAAAAGACCTCGACCCGTTAGCGTCACAACATCACCAACGCGCGTATATGTAACGGCCTCGTCATTAATCGAGGCGGTCCCAGATACTGGATAGCCTGCACCGGCACCGGCTGGATCAAGGGTTATCGCTGTTCCAGTGTCAGTTATTGCCGCGAGCAAAGTACCGTTAGAAGGTCTAGGCCACTGGCCTTTGTCACCGTCGATAAACTTCATTGCGTCTTTAACTGTAAAACTAAAATTCCCGTTTGAATCTGGTCCCGCAGTTCCGTTGACTGTGTAATATCTTCGCGTCATTTCTGATAGTGACTGACCCTGATAGCCGTCAACCGTTCTAAATTCGTAGCCCTCCAAAGACCCCCACCGAGCGGTAAACTTGCCCCAGTAAGTCCCTTTGTTGTAAGGATTGCTAGTTCTGCTATCTGGGTATTTGTCGAACCCGTCATCGTTATGCAAAAAATCGTGCATCGTTACAGTAACGGATTCACGAACGCCAAGACCTTCACCGGGGTCAATAAGCAAAGGCCGCCGGTTTATCGATGTTATACAAGGTTGCGCGTCAATCTCTAGCGGAAGATCTTCCGTAGGTACAACCCACCTTAAAACCTGTTCGCCTCCCTCGTCAAAATTTGCAGCATCTTGGCATGTCCTTGGCGAGTTATAACACTTATATGACCCAGTTGTTCCCACTTCGGCGGTGCAAGGTGCAACACCATAATCAAGAGAGCAAGGTTTAATAACGAGCTCAGCATAGCGCAATTCCTTAGTTATATTTGTCACGCTATCGCCTCGATACTCATACCCCAAGACATGCGCCCGCCAAGCCCGTCACCGGCTGTATTTTGTGGCTGTATATTGTCATTGGTCCACCCGTAGACAATCTCTTGCGGGTATGTTGAAGGCCGCCAAGCAAAGAAAAACGTCGCGACCGCGGTATCCTCAACAACAGCATGGCCATTAACATGATTAATAAATGGGACAATATTTTGACGAATGAAAGCGGGCGAATTATTCTCTTGCTCGCACGCTGTTTTATGATACGCCCTATGTACAACCTGCCCCAAATATTGGCCGGTCTCACTTCCATAAGTGGTTTTTTTGACCATCGAAGACAATAATGTTGGGCTGTGGCCCGCATAAATCCTACGCTGAAGAATCAGCGCCTTGCCCAGTTTGACGTGTCCGATTATCGGCGCTCGTCCTGAAAGATCATCAAGATCAATTCTAAAATATTGAGTGGTTCTCGCGTCAAAATACTCAAGTATAGATCCGTCATTGGGCGGTATTTTTGCGGTCGTTACATCTGTCCAGTTAACCCCATCCGAAGACTCTTGTATTTTGTACGCTCGCCCAGTTGAGAAAAAATTATGTCTAGCAATCCCGATATAATCAATAACCGCTAAAGTTGAATTATGAAGCACTAAGTATTGACTTCCCGTTCCTGGCAAGGACGCACCCTCGAAAACGGTCGCGGTATCAGGCGTCCAAGCGTTGGCGGCTGATCTAATCGGAACGTATGCGGGCGCTGTAATATCCTGCGGCCGCAAAACCGAGTTATAACCTATTACTGGGTTATCAGGATTTATGTCTCCCGAAAAAGACGTAAGAAAAATATTATTGCTTATATAAATCATGCTTCAAAAACCACCTTTCCACCATCTTTTGAAAAGTCGTGTATAGACTCCCCGAATGATTGCATTTGTGAGCCGCTGAATATAGCGCTTGGGTCAATTGGTGCCACTGATAAGGTTTGACTTTGCTGTGCGCCACCGCTACCACCTACGCCAACAGGGTTTGGTGCTGTAGCTGGTGTTCCACCACCTGAAGCCGCCGCACCACCCGCACCGCCAAAAGACTGATTTTTAATTGCTGTAATCTGAGCGAAACCAGTTGCAGCAGCCCAAGCGACCGCAGGTATACCCATGGGCCAACCAAGCTTAACGCCCGCCGCAATCCCTTGAGCTGTTGATATAATCGCATCAGCCAAGGCCCAAGCTTTGGCAATCTTAAATGCCTGCTTACTGCCCGAAGACATTGTTTGTACTACGTTTTGCATTGCTCGCCCTGTATCTCTTGCCGCGATACCCCAGCCTTCTTTATTGTCTGCAAAAAACTCCTCAAATTCCATGTTTGGATCTTCACCCATAAACGGATCGCTGGCAATACTTACAAGCTTGTCCTGAACACCAGAAACCGCTTGCGCCGCTTCTATCGATTTTGTTTTAACATCATCAAGGTATCTGACAACTTTATCAGATGGCATTTCTTGCATAGTCAATTCAGTAAAATCTGTTGCCATCTGATCTATGGTCATTCGAATTTCTTCGTTTGACTCTCGAATAGACTTCATAAAATCGCTGTCAGTCATCAGCGTTAGGCCGGGTATATCATCAAGCCCAGGTATTGAGTTAAACGCACCGATGACAGTGTTAACCGTTCTTATAGCAGAGTCACCAAACAAAACAAAAGCCTCAGCCGCGCCCTGTAATAAATGACTAATGCCACCGATAGCAGAAAACCCAACAAGTTTAAGCCCCTCAAATACAACGTTTAAACCGTGTACCGCATCAGCAACGAAACCAACCGCATGCGCTGCTTTAACCATGGCGGCATCGACTTGCTCACCAAAATCTGTACCGGCACCGCTAGACTCTATAAACTTTTCAGTCAATACGGTAACGAAAGGGGCTAGTCTCGCGCCGATAATATCGCTGGCCGACTCCGCAAGAGCGCCGATTGTTGTGAAACTTTCTTGGAGCTTATCCAGTTGAGCGATATCGACATCTGAAAGGATTAGGCCGAGGTTTTCGGCAATTTTTGATTGCTGGGCAAGAAGTTTCCCGCCGTCAGCCAAAAGGGGTTGCAATAGCGTTAGATCTGAGGCCATCGCCTCAAGATGAAAAGTCATCTCAGCTTGTGAAAGATTAGCTTTTTCTAGGGAGTCGGTGAAAAGCTGTAACGCTTGCGGGCCAGAAAGGTGCCTAAATTGCTCAGCAGTAACACCGACTTTTGGCGCTATCTGCTCGAAAAAATCAACCAGTGGACCGCCGCCGGTCGTCAAAAAGTCGCCAACCTTATCATTGACATCTTTTAAAATGTCGGCAAGCTTATCGTTTTCTACACCGAGATTTTTAGACGCAAAAGACCACTTTTGGAACTCTGTAGTAGTCGCGTTGGCCACTGTCGAAAGATTTTGTATTTCTTGAGCTGAAGCCGCCGCGCTTTTAGTCATTGCAAGGAGGCCACCAGCAGCCGCAAGACCAGCAGCCGCGCCCATCTTAACGATATTATCCGTTACGGCTCTAAGCTGCTTTGTGGAAGTTTTAGCAAAGCCCCCGACTGATTTGGAAGCCTTTCTCATGCCTTGCTGGAGGTCGGTAATATCCGACCCAACGCGAACCGCAACATCACCTACAACAGTAGCCATTTTTTACCCTAATTTTTCGTAAAGACTCGCCCACTTATCGTCGGGGGTTTGTCGTTGTTCATCGGAGGTTTTTGATTCGTATAATAACCACCATTCAGCAGGACTCAAGCGCCAAAACTCACTAGGCGCAAGACCCCAAACACCAACGGCGGCTTTATAGGCTGCATGTACTAGCCTTTGACGCTCTTTTTTTTTGCCCTAGGCTTGACTGTCTTTTGTGGTGGCGCTTTGGATTGTAAATGCTCTGGGGGGATCATCAATAACAATATAGCGTTAACTATTGTTGTTATTTCTATTCCTGATCCCTTGGTAAAGAAAGTGTTGTAAATTTCTTCTTGAGTAACGCCGTGACCCGCATAACTTAGAATGCTTTGGAACGCTCTTGAGATCTTCGCACGTTTAACGCCTGGAGAATTTAACTCCTCCATTGTTATAACGTCCTCAACCACCTCAACAAGACCCATAACGCGATCAGGTGAAACTACGTACTCCTGACCTTTCCAAGTTACCGCAAACTCTTTAAAAATTGACATGTTAAGCCTCTGGTGTGTATGTCCACGTACCAGAACTCATTAAAGTAGAGCTGAAGGTCGTGGCTTCATTGTATGGTTGGCCTTCTTCATAGCCGTTTAATCTAAAGGTGCCGGTTAGTGTTGCAGGGGTCGTGCCTGCATCACTTAGCGGCCACTCTAATTCGATATCGGTTAAAAGCAGGTCTGACCCAGTCAAAACTAAATCTCTAATTAATGCGTCTTTCGCAACACCATCAAAAGAGATGTCAATACTTTGCTGGCCTGAGGGCGAAAGCAATGTACGAAACCCGTTATCTTCTCCGCTTGTAATGTCAATTGATTCACCCGCAAACGAAAACGTTTTCGCTCGCAAACCAAGCAGGACTATACTGTTTTTCTTTACTAAAAACTCGCGACCTACTGAACCGGCCATATTACACCTCGTCTATTAATATTCTAAATGATTGAACACCGTGACGGGTTAGGCCATCGGTATCGGTAAACGTTTGTGAACT